TAAAGCAGGCGCTGCATAAGGCGCGGCAATAGCTGTACCGGCTACTAAAGCCAATTCTAAAGGGTTATTTAATAGGCCCCCGCCTCCGCCACCGCCGCCACCTGACATAGTCTATCCTTTACTTTTTGCTAATTTTAACATTTAAACCGCCGTTCCACTAGCGTTTATCCACTTAGTTCCTGTCCACCAAATAGGCAAACCAGACCCCGAATTTAAACTTGTATCAAAAAACTGCTGCCCAACCTGTAACTTTGCCGTAGGTCTTTGAATTGTAGTCCCTGAAGCGGGTATCGCATAGCCTTGGGTATAGTTATCTAACTGGGCAAAATATAGCCGTAATGCGTTATTAATCTGGTCCTGATAAGCTTGCTGATAATCCGTAGGCGCAATAGGTAAGTTAGGCGATGTTGTTGGCCTAATCTGCCCGTTATACGTTTGATACTTTGGGATACTCATTATCTACGTCCATCAGGTCTAATGTCAATACGGGGGCTACCTAGCTGCCAAGCTACACCAGTGCCAGTAGACTCAATTCTAAACGCCATTTGACGCCCTCTTAGACGAGTATAGACCTGCCCAGTAAACTGCTGAATTGTGTATTGCGGTGCAACAGTATAGTTTTGTGCGCTTTGTACTTGTGGGTTATCTGCTTGTCCATAGGCAGTACCAGAGTTTTCCCGTGGTTTTACGGTCATCGTTACAGCTGGCTGGTTAGTAGTAGAACCATTAAAATTAACGTCAGGCAATATTCTCCAAACAAAGCCGAAGTTGTGGCCATCACCAATATCAAAGTCTGAGGATTGTACATAAGAGTCTATAGGTAAAGTTGCGGTTGTTGAGTTATCGTCACAGCCATTCTCATGGTACAACAACCTGCCGTTATAGTCAGCGGCAATAGGATAAGGCTGTGTGCCAGTTTGAGTCCAAGCAGTGCGCCCCATTGTTCCATAGTACCAAACACGGTCAAGGTAGTTATAAATCACATACTTGTTAACAGCCGTACCACTACCAGATTTACTTACGTAGAACCACCATACTTCATTAAACGCTTCATTAGCGCCAGCAAATACTTGGTACGCTTGGTCTGTATTAATATCATCAAAAATGTATTGGCGTAGTGCACAAGGAAGAACCTCAACACGGCCAGAGTACATATAGAATCTGTCTTTACCCATCCAGTAAGTCACGTTGTTAATCGTAATCATCGAGTTAGGCGACATAATGGATATGTTGTCCATCAAAATCTGAAAGCCCCATACATAAGGAGCGCCAATATACTGCATAGAATATATAGCAGAATCAGTCCATACTAAAATCTCTTGGCGCGTTGCGCGGGCGCCCATAATATAAGAGCCGTTAGTTAGCGTAAATTCGCCTGATTGGTTAGTAACTTCTGGAATCCATTGGTACGCATTAGCTTGGTCTGACCAACGAACTAATAAAGGGTTAAACGTTGAATTAGGGGTTCCGGGTATATAGCTGTTAGCGCCAAACGCAATAACAAACTCTTGAATAGCGGATGTAATAACTTGATACGTTTGGTTTGGTACAAACGAGCCTGAATATGAAAAGCTATAGTTACCAGCGCTGGCGCTAGTTGTATTGTTACTAATTGTTGCTGCGCCAGTTACGTTGTTAATTGACAGTACATAAGTTCCTGCGGGTATACCTGAGCCTGTGATATAAGAATAAGGGTATACGTAGGGGGCGTTAGCTGATGTAACAGTTATTGAAGTAGAACCAGAGCTAAACGTTGTAGCGTCTGTAAGTAGTGTTGTAGTATTAGCTAAGTTTTTTAAATACTGGGCGCGGGTACCTACACCAGTACTATCTTGCCAATAAAAAATAGGACCGCCGCGGGGGGCAATAACAAGGTCGGCTCCAAAGTTATCGTTAGACCAAAGACGTAGCTGCTGACCAATACCAGCGGAGTAGCCTGAACCCCATGTACCGCGACTCCAAGGACCTGCACCCCAGCCAGTACCAATACTGTAAACATCAAGACCGCTAGGATACTCATAAGCTGCAGTTACAGTGCCGCCGCCAGTTGCTGATGTTGCTGGACTTGTAATAGTAATTGTGTAAGTTGTAGCAGACACAACTGAAGTGACTTTGTAGTCGCCGCTAATAGTTACGCCACCAACAGCAGAACCGCCAGAAAAGTTAACATAGTCACCGGCACCGGGGTTATATGATGCGTCTGTAACTAAAACCGTGTAAGCGTTACCGCCATAGTTAGTGGTAAATGGGTTTGTTAAAGTATCGGTTTGTACAATAGGTGTGATGTCGTTATATAAACCACCAAAGTAAAGATAATACTTAGTGCTTGTACCTAATCCAATATACGTGTTACCCGCACCAGCGTCACCATCTAACCAAACCCATAATGAACGGCAAATGCCGTTAAATTGATTATTAGATACTTGAGTCCAACCACCAATTTTTTCTGGAAAGCCAGAACGAAAACGTACCTTATCACCGTCGTACCAACCGCCCTCATTGGAGTAGTCTGTGCCTTCACGGTTTAAACCGGGTCTAAATTGTAGTTTTTGTAATGGCATTAGTAAGTATCCAGTATCTCTTTGGCTGCATCAATTTTAGCAATTCTATCGGCTAAACCCAACAACCCGCCGTTAATTCTTTTGGTCATCTCGGGATAATCCCGTTTATCCGCTAAATCGTTTAATCCTTTTTTGTTCCAATACCACCCCGCACTTAAAGCCGCATACTTTGGCTGCACTAAAAGCTCTGGGCTATCAATAAAACTAAATCCTAAAGCTGCACCGCAAGCAGTGTATAAATCTCTACCCGTTAGCTGAATAATGCCGCGTCCGTGAAAAGCCCATCCATCGCCTTCTTCTGTATTTCCCAGCCGTCCTGCATACACTTTATTAGCGATTTTCTCTGGATTTTGTGCAAATTGTTCAGCCACATCTCGACTAGGAAATCTTGAGGGCCATGTACGCATAAGTCCATCGGCAGAGTAATAAAGGTCCTCTTCCAAAGTTCTGAAATTGTTTGACTCATGTTGGCACTGTCCTATAAAAGATGCTTGTCTTTGTGTTGTCGATATGTTGTACTTAATAAATGTATCAGTTAAAGGCTTAAACCATTCTTCACTTATACCCAGTTTTTCTAATTGCTGCGGACTCATTTAATACTCAACTGCTCGGTAATCCACTGCTGAAGCGTTACTGCTTGGAGGGTTGTGGCTGCGCAATCTGAAGCAAGTTGATTGTAGGCGGCGATTGCATCAGAGAGCTTGGAGGTTGAGGAAATGCCGGACATTGGACTGGTACCTGACTGGCGCACCCCGTTAGCATAATACTGGCGCAACATAGCAAGTTTCGCATCATATTCATCTTGGATTCCTTTAGTAACTATTTCTTGTTGTTTCTTGATTGATTCGTTTTCCGCAAGTTGTTTCTCGACGACAGCCTGTTGCTCAAGCTTGTATACAGTAAAGTCCCTATCACGAGTATGCCAGCCAGCAAAAAAGATGCCGCATACAAGTACAATAAGTAGACCAATTTTGATGTAGGTTCCATAGCTAGAAAAAAATCCCGTAAACAAACTCCACATTATTGCTCCTCTGGTTCAGTGCCTTTTTTCATCATCAACCCAAAACCGTGGGCGCCGACAAGTGCTGCTGAACCTAAATAAAACTTCTCAATATCAAACAAGCCAGTATGCACAGCGTTAAACACTAAGCCGGCAGTAAGCGTCAAAATAGAATACAGCAACGACCAACGCACTAAATCATGCGTTTGGTTATCTTTACCAGTAAGAAGGTCGTTGATAATTTTGTTCATTAGTATAGTTCTGCCCAAACAGATAAATAATTACCAGTAAATAAATATGTGCTACCCGGAGGTACTATGCCTCCAACCCAAGCGTAGTTAAAATCTTGGTGTTCTGTAATACCACCAAGTTGAACACCATTTACATAAAATCTCCAACTTTGGTCGTTACTTGTGCTAAAAGAAATAGAAACAGAAATTGGGTATCCATAGTTATTTGTATAAGTTACACCTTGTGAACGGCTTCCTGTAACATCGTGCCAAGTTTCGCCGCCAAAACCCAAACCTCTAATTGTTGGGGTGCCGGATACCCAAGTTGAACCATTAGAAACTAAAGAATTACCCGATGCACCGGGTGCTACTGTTTGTACTGCAGAGGTGCCGTTGCCTAATAAAACATTATTAGTTGATAAAGAAGAAGCCCCAGTACCGCCATTAGCTACACCCAATACTCCAGTTATGTCTGCAGCGGGTAAAGTAACGCCCGTAATTGTTCCGCCGGTAATAGCTACGTTGTTGGCATTTTGTGTAGACATGGTGCCCAAACCGCCTGTTGCAGTTGCCACAAAAGCAGTGGTAGCAATCTTAGTTGAGTTATCGCCTACTGTTGGTGTTGTAGAAGTACCTCCGCCGTTAAGCGCTACAGCGCCTGTATGTGTGGTTGTTCCTGTAACAGCCAAGGTGCCCCCAATAGACATATTGCCGGCATCAGTCAAACCAGAAGCAGTTAAAGTTCCGTTTACGTTAAAGTTACCGGCTGAACCTGTTTGGGCTGAATAAAAGTTTGTACCGTCTGTATATACTTGAGCAGTTACGCCGTTAGGAATAGTAACAACAGAACCCGTTGCAGCACCAATAGTGATTGCGTATCCGCCAGTAGTTTGGTTAGAGATAACGTACATCTTAGGTTGATTTAACGGGGCTACAACTTGATAAATGGCTGAGTTTGTACCCTGAACAACGAGCACCATGTTACGGGCTTCGTCTGATACGCCATTAAGGTTTGTTAGCGTATAGTTGGAATTGGACATTGTAATAGTTTGAACACCTGCCACCGCCTGTTCAATTAAAGTCCAGTTGGTATTGGTAGTTGTACCCCAAACGCCCGACTGTTCGCCGTTGCCAATTTCTTGGATTTTTAACGAAGTTGTGTATGTAGATGCCATATTTTATCCTTATGGATAGTTGTTATTAACTTTAGTCCAAACTACTGTTTGTCCGTCATTGATATCTGTCCAAACTGCTGTATTTCCGTTGTTTACTGCGTTCCATGAACCCGTTTGGCTATCATCAATTTTAAACCAACCACGTGGGAATGGGCTATCTAATAATACCAAATTCTCGGCTATTTGACTACTAAACGAAGCGATAACGGTAATTGAATCGGCTGGAACTAAGTTTTCTGAAATAAGTCCTGCAAAGACCGCCTTAACCGTCTCGGCATCAGCTACAGAAAGGTTTTCGGTAATAGCGGAATTAAAGATTTTTACTACTACGCTGGAATCAGCTGCAGTCAGCGCTTCGGAAATACTGGGTGCAAAGCTGGCTAATACCACCTCAATATCCGCAATACTACTACCCTCAGACACAGCAACAGCAAAGTTAGCTACTACAGACTCAGAATCAGCTATGCTAGTGTTTTCAAAAATTAAGCTAGCAAAGTTAGCTACGACTGTTTGGAAGTCGGCTAGGGTTATAGCTTCAGAAATATTAGTGTTAAATACAAGTGATACTGATTGTGCATCGGCTAGGGTGGCAGCCTCAGTAATTAATGCAGCAAAAGCAGCTACGGCAGACTCAGTGTCGGCTAATTGGGTGTTTTCGTTAATTACAACGGCAAAGTTGGCTACCCCTGTTTCTGTATCGGCTAGGATTACGGGTTCTGTGGCAGCACTGTTAAATTGTGCATTTGCAACATCGGTATCATCTAGGTTAGCGTTTTCTGTAATTGCAGCGACAAAAGCGGTCACTACTGTTTCTAAATCAGCTACGGATAAAGCCTCGGATATAGCTGCCGAAAACGTGGCAATCAGGGACTCTGCGTCTTCTTCTGCAAGGATGGCTTCTGTAATAGATACTGAGAACGTAGCAATTAAAGACTCAATATCTTCTTCTGCCAGAATAGCTTCAGTAATAGCTGTGATAAAGCTGGCTACGGCTGACGGGGTATCAGCTGGGTTTATGTTCTCAGATATAGCGCTAGCAAAGGCAGCTACTACATCTTGCGTGTCCGCAACGGTTAAAGCTTCAGAAACAGCGTAAGCAAAAGTAGCTAGGACAGATTCGGTGTCTGCTAGGGTATTGGGTTCTGAGATTTGCGTAGAGAATGAGGCTGCTGCTGATTCTGCATCACTTAGAGTATAGGTTTCAGAAATTGCGCTGTTAAATGAAGCAGTTACCGATTCAGTGTCGGCTATGTTTGCGTTTTCAGATATAGCGCTTAAGAAAGCTGCAACTACGGTTTGGGTATCAGCAATACCAGCGTTTTCAGTAATGGCTCCAGCAAAAGCGGTTACAACCGACTGCGCATCAGCAATATTTAAGGCTTCTGTTATAGCAGATGAGAATGTTGCAATTAAAGACTCAGTGTCAGTTTCCGCTGTAATAGCTTCGGTAATAGCTACGCTAAATGTTGCAATTAAAGATTCGGTATCAGCTTCGGAAAGAATTGCCTCGGATATAGCGGCAGCAAAAGCAGCTATGATGGACTCGGTGTCACCTGCTGTTATGGCTTCTGAAATAGAAGATGCGAAAGAAGCGGTTACTGATTCACTATCTGCTAGGGTGTTGGGTTCTAATATTGCACTGTTAAACGTAGCATTACCTACGTTGCTGTCCGCTAAGGTATTGTCTTCTGATATGGCGCTATTAAATGAGGCGGTTGTAGTTGGGGTATCTGCTAATGTATTTGATTCTGAAATATTGCTTGAAAAACTAGCTAGTACAGACATTAAGTCAGCAATAGTAAATGCTTCTGTTATTGACCCCGTGTAAGAACCTGCTGCGCTATAAATAATAAAGATAACACCTTGTGAGCCAACAAAAGATGAACTAAAAATACCAGCAGTTGTTATGCCACCGCCGCCGCCGCCAGCGCCATATAATCCAGTATTTGTTCCGTTTCCGTTAGCTCCAGCACCGCCTCTACCGCCTCCACCGCCAATGGTGTTGGCAATATCTATACCTGAGCCTCCGTTTCCTCCGTTAGCATTTACTCCTCCAGCGCCACCGCCACCTAATGTTCCAGACCCACCGCTAGTTGTAGCTCCTCCTGTACCGCCAAAGTTATTACCGCCATTCCCTTGAGTTGCAGAAGAAGCATTACCACCAGCAGAACCACCACCATTACCACCACCACCGCCACCAGCAATATTTGCCGCAGTTGTAGAACCAAAGCCTGTTCCACCAGCACCACCAGCTCCGTTAGGGCCGCCACCGCCACCGCCACCACCGCCACCATAACCTTGTGAAGCTGTTGTTCCAAATGCACCAGCACCGCCAGAGCCACCATTATAGGTAGAGCCTGTGCCTCCAGCACCACCAGAAGATGAGGGAGTTGTTGTTGCTGTTCCGACTCCACCACCACCAGCACTATTTACTGTATTAAAAGTAGTGCTGCCTCCATTAGCGTTTGCTGTGGCAGTACCGATTGTGTAAGGAACAGAAGCAGACGGAGTTAAAGATTGATTGGTGAGTTTGGTATATCCACCGCCACCGCCACCGCCACCTGCGGCTCTGTTATTTCCCGAAACAGCAGGAGTTGCACCAGCACCTCCACCACCAATTAAGTGAATTGTGTTGTTACTACTATTCCAATCAGATGGGACAGTCCAAGAAGTGCCTGAAGTTAATATGTAAGCTTTTTGGGTTGATGGAATAAAAGCTATGCCAGCATTATTACCACCATTGGTAGAGTTTGCACCAGCATAAACAAGATAAGGGTTTGAAGCACCTAAAGTATAAGAAAAGTTAATATCTTGAATGGACATATAGTCCATAGATATTGTTCCGCTACCTGTATAGTTTATTGTTCTTTGACTTCCTGCCGTAGATGAGTTTACAGTTACAATATTTCCAGAAGTTCCAGTTACAGTCCAATTTCCAACTGAAGGTGGATTTGTTAGTGTAATTGTATGAGCAACTGTTTTTGTAGAAGTAATTTCGGTAAATGAACAGCTTGCAGTACCAAATGTTAATGTTGATGTGCCTGTTGTACCACCAATAGTTAATTTATTAAAAGTTAAAGCGCCACTATTAAATGCTCTTGCAGTTGTTGATGTATCACTTAAAATAATATTAGGGCAAGCAGTAAAAGTTAATCCCGTAATTGTTGTCGTATTCCAAACAGTTCCTGTTCCGCTTAATGTCCAAGTGCCTGAACCCATTGTAACTGTTCTAGTATTAGAATTATTACTGCTAAATACTCCAATAGTTACATTTTTATTATTAGCATTAAATGCTCCATTAGTTAGCGTTAAAGGTTGTATTCCTGTATTGAAATCATCTGCTAATTGAACAGTCCCACCAACTCCGTTAATAGTTACTGGTAAAGCTAATGTTTTTGTATTAGATGTTATTACTGCCGTACCGCTAGTGTTTGCAAAAGTTAATCCAATTGTATTAATTGCACCGGCGGTCATTCCAGTAGAAAGCGTTAAGCTGCCATATAAAGTTAACTGTTGTGCGCCACTGTTAAAGGTTCCAGAAAATCCAGTGAAGTTGGTGGATTTAATATAGTTGTATATAGATACAGTGTCAGAGCCAGCAGTAACGTTAATAATTGGTACGTTTGTTTCCGTTGCCCCAGTAGCATTACCAAAGATAACACTTCTAGTACCAGTAGAACCAGAATATATAAGGTTAAATGTGGGTGTGCCTGTATACGTATATGAAGTTGCTTGTGGAATGTTAACAACAGTTGCAGCATTTCCCGTAATGTTTATGCTATTTGTACCAAAAGCAATTGCTCTAGTTGTTGAACCACTTGAAGAAAATATTCCGCAAGTTAAATTAAATCCATTTAAATTTAATGTGCCCGTGGTTAAAGTAAATGTAACAGTAGTGGGGAGAGTTAGAGCATCTACTAGTTGTACTGTTCCGCCAATAGAGTTAACTGTTATTGGGGGTGTAAAAGTAACGCTATTACTTGTAACGCTTTGTGTATTTCTACCACTAAAAGTTATTGCACCTGTGCCTGTTAAAGTTGTTCCGGAACCGTTTAGCCAGTTACCGTAGACTATTGGATTTGTAGTACCTGATGCTAGTGTCATTGCACTTGTTCGTGCAGACATATCTAGCGTACCAATATTCCAACTATTATCAATTGTAATAATGCCTGTTACAGAACCTGTGTTATCAAATACTGCTGTATCTTGTGGAAGTGGGAAGTTTGCCGCAGCTGGTGTTCCACCACTACTTGTTGCCCATCCAGTAGCGCTCCAGTTTTGTGCGCCAGCTAAGTTCCAATAAACAGTTTTTGGGGTAGCAAAAGTTATGCCAGAGTTACCAGTTGCATTGCCTAAACGAGTTCCAGACCAAGTTGCTGCACCAGCTCCTGTAATATCGGTAAAATCTGTATCAGTTAAAGAAACTGCGGCTGCAGTTATTGTGTACGGTGTGCCTGCTGTAACAGACTGTAGCCAAATTCTATTTACTGTAGTTCCTGAAGTTGTAAAAGTTCCGTTGACAGTAATATTTGCAGACAGGGTTGTTATTTTATAACCATTTTTAGGGGGGGCTGCTATAGAAAGATTGTTAAACGTTGTGGAACCCGTTATTACGTTAGTAACAGTTGCTGTTGTTGATGTAAAATTAAAGTTATAAAAACTAAAACCTGCAGTTGTTAATATACATGAACCACCAGTATCTGAAAGATTGATTGTTGATGTTCCAGCGGAAAATGTTGCTCCTGCAGTAAGTGTAATTCTGTATCCACAACTTATTGTTGAAGAACCTAGTGTTAGACTTCCGCCAGCACCCAAACCAATACCTTGGGATAAGGTCATATTAAAATTGTTGGTATTAAAGCTGCCGTTTGTTACAGTAAATACTTGTGCAGTAGTACTTGTACAAGTTAAAGCAGAGCCTAATGTCCAACTACCACCGATACCGTTAAATGCAAGTGCGAAAGTTACACTTTTACCGTTTGTAGTAATTGTTTTGCCCGTAGTAGTTGCAGCAAAAGTCATGGTTCCAGCGTTAGCACCACACGCAAACGAACCTCCACTTGGAAAAGTTAAATTACCATAAATAGATAATGAAGAAGAAAAAGCGCCAAGAGTAATCGCCTGAGTAGCGGTAACCGTTAAATCTAAACAAACACCAGCAGTACAAGTAATCGTACCTGTACCCGAAGCTGTATCAATAATTACTGAATCGGCAGATGTAGGAACTCCTGCACCGCCAGCACCGCCAGTGGAAGAAGCCCAGTTAGTAGTAGTGGAAGTGTTCCAAGTACCGGTCCCACCGACCCAGTAGTACGTTGCCATTAGCTACCTACAGGTGGGTTAAAGTTTTTACCATCCCAAATGTAACCAATGTCGCAAAAAGGAATAAGCACCAACGTGCAACCTTCTGGTGGCGGGTCTGTAACTTCAGCAACAATAATATTTACTACTACATTGTTAGAATCAATAACTGCACAGTTAGCCATATACCCTCCTTATTGTCGGTTATCTACTTGGACCCAGACCGTATTCTGGGTGTTATCTATAGTACCAAAACCAAAGCAAGTTGTTGAGTCTGTTACACTTACTGGCTCTACTATTGATTTTGAAAACGTACTCTTTACTTGGTCTATATCTGCTATATTTACACCCTCAACTACATTAATATTTACAAAGCTAGCTATTGATGTTGGTATATCAGCCGTGTTTAAAGACTCAGTAATATAGGTAATAAATTTTGCAGATACAGAAATTATAATATCATTAGTCGTAATTCCCTCAAAAAGAGAACCTTTAAAGGCTGCTGCAACATATGATAAATCTGCTATATTTTGCGCCTCTATAGCTTGTACAACAAAAGTTTGTGTGGCTATATCGGAATCATTCGCTACTATGGTTTCGGTGATATTTGAGGATGTACTTATATTTGCCACTAGTGTTTCTGACGAGGAAAACACTTCAATAATAGAAGCTATGAAAGTAGCGACTACAGCCTCGCTATCGGTGTCAGAAATAATTGCTTCTATAACTGATCCGAAATAAGTAACTAATGCGTTATAAGTATCAGATGAAGTAATTCCTTCGCTAATACTGCTACTAAAATAATCACCAAATATCCAACCAGTATTATTGCTGACGTTAGTGGACGTATGTCCTGCATACCAAGTAGCTGTTGGAGTTGCATTTGAATCTCTTATGGAAAGGTAATTTAAAATAATAGGCCCACCACCTAATTTATGTAGCGTTCTTTGAACACCAGCTGAAGTTGAATTTAAAGTTACAACATTACCAGCAGTTCCAGTTATAGTCCAATTTGTTACATCTTGATTTGCTGCCAATGTAACTATGTGCGCAACTGTTTTTGTACTAGAAATTGTGTTAAATGTATTAGCACCATAAATAGTAGTTGTAGAAGAGGATGTTGCTCCGCCTATAACTAATGTGCCATATACAATTCCGTTACCGCTAAAACCACGGTTAATTGATGCTATATTGTTTGATAAAACTATTGTAGAATTACTAGCACTAAATGTGCCGCTAGTTACATACCAAGGAGCTGTTGAATCACTCAATGTTATTGTAGATGTTCCTAAATTTATAGTAGCTGGCACTTGACAATTAAACGCTACGCCAGTAACAGAAAATCCTGCTGTATTTAGAGTAAATCCACCTATTCCAGAACTTAAATCAATTCCTCCAGATGAAAAATTTAGGTTAGATGCTAATGTAAATATTGCTGTACTAGATACTGTATTAGTAATAGACATACCAAATTTTAAATCCACTCCATTGGTATTTATAGATATATTTCCAGAAGTTGCTCTAAATATAAAAGCACCTGTAGTATTAGCAAAAGTAACATTTGAGGCAGATACAGAAAAATTGCCGTATATATTAAAACTATATCCGTTTGCAGTAATAGTTAGTGGTACTGCAGGGGAGATAGTTATATTATTGCCAAATGTATCACCAATTAAACCTACAGAAAAACTACCGGCGCCGCCATTCGAATTAGAATCAAAAAATACATTGTCTGTACTGATCGGCACAGATACCCCGCCAGAGCCTCCGGATGTAGCTGACCAATGGGTAGTAGTAGATGAATCCCAAGTACCACTACCCCCAACCCAGTATCTATTAGCCATATTTAATCAGTGTCAAGCACTGCCTATGGCTTAGCTAGTAGCTGTAGTAGTGTAAGTTACTGCTAAAGAGTCGCCGTTAGCTACAGTCTTGCTACCGCCAGTAAACGAACCAGCAGAGTACAAAACACCAGTAGTTGTATCTTTAGTAGCAGATGCACCAGAACCAGAGTTAATAAAGCAACCTGCAACAGTACCAGAAGAAGTCATTGAGAATGTCAATGCTGGAGCAGTTTTGGAAGTAATATTAGATGGTGAAGATCCTGTGCTAGTAGCAGATGTCCATGTTGGAGCTTGACGATTACCTGTGTAAGCTGGAGCATTTGTACCACCAACTTCTGTCCATGCGTGTGAACCCATAGTATCAGCGGCTGTGTAAGTAGTAGTACCACCAAGCAAACCTAAGTAGTTAGCGCCTGAAGCTGTACCGCCGTTTGATGTTGCACCAAAGTAGTAGTTAAACAAGTCTTGCTTGCCAACAGCAGTAACCAAGTTAGGAGCAATATCTTCCCACTTTAGGTTGCCGTCTGCATCGTAGCATTTGACGTTGTAATATCCTTGGATACCAAAGATTTCTTCGTGTGGCGCACCACGAGTTACAGCAGCGCTAGCCGCATCGCCAAAGTTTGATAATTCATTGTGCATAATTGCTCCTTAACTAAGTCTAATAATGGCGTTTGTCGCCGTGGGGGTTGGAAATGTTACAGTAAAAGTTCCTGCTGATGTGTTGGTTTTATCCGAGCCAAAATCAAGAACCGCCACTGCAGCGCCAGTTGTTACATTATATATTAAAGCACATCTAGCAGTAAAGGAAGCCCCTGTCCAAACTACTGGGGCAAAAGAAATATAAGACGTATTTGAGCTAGTATCGCCCGTAGGAACTTGGGTAATAGTTAGGGGTTTTCCCCCCGCAGTGTACCCTGCGCCAGTAATTTCGCTAGTTGTTGTATAAGCCGTTGTGGTGTTATTTAAGTTGGCGTTACCGGTATAGAGGGCTATTTTATATGTGTAGGGGGTACCGACGGCAAAGTTTTCTAACCCGCTAAGCAGGTTAGTTTTAAATATAGTTGTCTGGCCTTGTTGGATAGACATTATGAACCTCTGCCGCCAACATTAATTTTAAGCTGACCATCTCTGTAGAAATCGCCGCGTTCCATACCATCAGCAAGACGTTTAATTTCAGACATAGCCTCTTGGTACTTATCTTCGTAGTACTTAACCATGTCGGCTTCGCCCTTCATGAAAATCATGGCTTCTCGCATAGCGCCATAGAATAGTACTGGGTCATAGTTATCCCCAAGCCAGCTTGTGCCAGTAGCGTTTGATACTTGCGTTACTGTGATAGAAAAACCGCTACCAGTAGCGCCAAGGGAAGAGCAAGAAAGAATATCGCCCACGACGTAAAAATTGCCGCCAAAAGTAATAGTGCAAGATGTAACAGCCCCACCAACAATAACAATATCTGCTGTAGCATTAGCTCCTGAACCGCCAGTTAGAGCCACGTTTTGATATACGCCATTAGTGTATAACGAGCCGCCTACCAATGAATTTACAAGACTAATCTGCCCTTGAACAATAGTAGGTGGATAATAAAAATAGTGCATCTCTACTTGGTAACTGTTATCTGGGGTAGGCGCAACAATATAGCTTAGTTCGTTTATGTTGCCATACTGCGAACCAAATAAAGCATAGTATTTTGGCAAACCGGTAGCTGTGGCTGTTGGGTACGCCTCACGCAAAAAATTAACGTCTTTGTTTAAAAGGTAGTTGTAGTTACCGGAGCTATCAATAACGGCTAATGAGTAATTAGCTAACCAATCATTTGGCAAAGAAAGATATGGGTTACTGGCTGAAAAATTTCCAGTAACGTTTTTACGTAATGAAGGTAGATTAACGCTGTTGTATATACGGTCTTCAGCCTCCTGAATAAATACAGGAATACTAGCTACGAAAAGCTGTTCAGTATTTTCAGCGTAAGCTTGGATGTTGTTATATAACTGCTCGTAATTCATTCGGGTTTACCCTTAAGCCATTGGGCCGCGTGACATACGACCTTTAGTGGCCGCACCAGCACCGCGCATTTCAATGCCGTCAGTTTTGGTTTTAGCGTAGTTACCTTTAGTGGTTGTGCCAGTGCCAATATTTGCGTTATTTAAAAACTCCGCGCCTGTTTCTGTTGATTCTGCAGGTAATTCATTGCCGACAGTTTTGCCGCTCATTGTGTGTGGCGTAGCGTACTTTTCAGCTGGCAGAATATTTTTATTGTTTCCAACTTTAATAGCTGGACTATTTTTGCTTGTAGGTTTAACTTGATTTGCCATGATTAGCACCCATTCGCTTTAATTTTAGCCATGTTGCGGCCCATAGATAGCATGTCGTCATTTGTTTTACCGCCAACAACGCCTTTGCCAACTTTTTTACCCATTTCAATGCCGACGCTTGCGCCGTCATCACCTAAATTTCTACCTTTGGTTTTACCTTTGCTGGTAATTCCGTCAGCTGCGCTTCTATATCCCATGTTCTACTCCTAGTTAATTGTTACTGTTCCAACTTGCCCCTGACCTACTAAATAGTTAGGCGTTTCTTGATAATCGTATCCCTGTCCTACAGGATTCCAACCCCACTGCGTATCACGGCTACCACCACCTTGATAGTTATACGCCGTTAAACCTGATGCTACATAGCTATTATCCCGTCTTGGCTCCCTAACCGCTTGTGGATCGTTAACGGGGTACATCCCTAATTGTAACTGTGGATGGTCAGGATCCCAACAGTTTTTGCAAACTTTTAGCTGATAGGGCTTAGTCTTGATAATTTCAGTACGAAGCTCAGTCAACTTATATCTAAAATCACAGCGATCGCACTGGGCAATCGCAAACTTACCGGATGAAAACTTATTTGGCATTAGCCACCCCCGAGGAACATCCTACGAGGCACAAACCGAACCGGTGCTTTTTCTCTATCTTCTTCAGCAGCTAATTGGAACTGTTGCTCATAATCAGCTTTTAACGCGGCAATACGCTCTGCTGGTACGTTTGGTAACTTCATAGAAAGGTAATATGCTAAACCAGCTACCATGCAGTTTAAAAAGCGGAAAGGAATATCTTGGGTATTCACACCTGTACCATCGTCTTGAATCCGACGCAAACGCCAGTAAACAAAAGTATAGGTTTGAGAACCATCTGGCGTAGGCCAGACTGTGATTTTGGGAGCATCTACACCGCCTGAATTAACGCCATTTGGATTGGTAGTGCTTGGGTATGTTGCGCCTGACATACGTTGAATCCAGACCTGAATAGGGCGGCCTTGGCTTAACTTATTTGGGATTGTGGCGTAGGTTGAAACACTGATGCGGCTAATGTTGATATCTGTCTGTGTTGCGGTATTACCTGCGTTAGTACGTATCTGGTGCTCTAAAAGGTCGATTGTGTCGATTGGCAAGTCGTATGTGTTTTGACCTTGAACCAAAGTAATCTGACCCTGCTCAATAGTCCACATGTTAATGCCACGATTTGCCCACTCAATAGTAAGCAAATTCAAAGAACGACGCGCGGTCCTAAAGTCATAGCCAGTACGCAGCTCAGCACCACAACGCTCAAAAGCGTCTTCAATTAATTCTGATAAATCTAAATTAAACGACGAGGTGCCGGAAGTTGTCATTACTTTGCCTTTTTAGCAACTTTAGTTGCTTTTTTAGCAACAGGTTTCTTTTTAACTGGGCGTGTTGTAGCCTTACGCACATACTTACGCTTAGGGCGTGGTTGAAAATCTTCTGATACCGGGAAAGGCCAAGCAGCAATTTCCGCTTTAGGGAAAACTACTTCTTCCTCCGGCTTTTGAAACAAGCCAGACAACCAAGTAAAAAAGTAACGTAATCTCATTTTTTAAGCCGCCTTTTTGTTAATTCTACGTGATTTATTATGCTCTTGATTTTCTACAGATTTTATTTGATTGCAAGTAGCGCAAAGAACCTGAAGTTTTTGCTTTGCTTCTTCTAAGTTCTTAGCGTAATACCTAGCTATTTTATTGCCAATACGCTTGCGATCCTCGTGCCCGTCGCCGTTTATGTGATCTAAAACAAGCCCACGTATATTTTTGTCATATCCGCAACAAACACATTTACCACCCAAAACGGACAAAACAAAATGTCTTTTTTCAATATCTCGTTTTGCATCTATCCCATTTGTTGCTCTATACGCAATTTGTTTTTTAGTTAGCCCGGGCACATCCGCGTATTTTTGCCTAGCTTTATTTCTGGCAATTATATCATCAGCAAAATCTTTGCCTTTACACGTTTGTGAGCAATATTTAGCCAACCTCTTTGGCGAGATAAAATTAATACTACAGAAAGTGCATTGATGGCTAAACGGCATTTATTTCTTTTTAAATTTGCGCATGGTTTCCGCCAGCCTAGCCCGCTTACCCTCGACACCGGGTTTCTTTGCAGCTGCGGCTAATTTGGCTGCCGGAATAGGTTTACCAGGCTTAGCGCCTAATTCTTTACGTAATGCACCAAGTTTTTTAATTGCTTTTTGAATCCATTTCTCAGCCATCATTTTACCTTTCTAAATGCTTTGGTCTTCTCTTTAATTGCTTTTGGTTGCGCTACAAATTGCTTACCTTTTGCTTTTCCTGCGCGTTTAGCCTTTGTGGTTGCTGCATACTCCTGTGGGCTTAACGCTTCAATCGCTTTCTTTGGCAAATATCTTTCACCCGTTTTACTAGAAGGCTTACCAGATTTAGTTGTCCATTTCTGTTCACCCCAAGCTTTTAACGAACGCTGTGGTTTTGCCAACCCACTCATTTATATCCACCACCTGCGGCTTTATATTTCTTAGCTACTAACTGCGCTTTACGAGCAGACCATTTACCCGCCCCAGTACCCTGAGTAGCAGCAGCTTTAACTTGAGACAAAATGCGCTTACGTAACTCAGGCTTTGTGTAATTACCAGCAGCATTAACCTTACCGCCATCTTTTAACAGAACGGCGCTTTTAGTAGCTTTAGGCTCTTTGGCTGGGTTAATAATACCCATGCCACGACTAGCTTTCATTTAGCAGGCTTTGCTTTTTTTCATTTTAGTCATACCGCCCATAGCCATACCGCCGCCGCACATTTTTTCTACGTGGTCATCGTGAATCATATGACCTGCGCCGTGCTCGCCAAAAACTTCAGCGTGTGGCTTGTGACCAGAAGCGTGCATCTTCATTGATTTAGCTAGTGTTTCGTGCTTGATGTTTTCTACACCAGACTCGAGGGGTGCGTGATCCATTTTCATAAGTATTTTCCTTTGGTTTTACCTTTAGTTACACAGCCGTCTGCACGGCCACCTTTAGCCATCTTCTTCATGACCATACCGCCTTTTTTAAGCGTAAGTTTAGTACCCTTACCGCCTTTGTGTTCTTGAGCGTCGTGCTCTTTGAACGCTTTCTTAATCATAGCAACGTCTTGTTTCTTGTCCATTGCCATTTCTTTTTTTGATTCCATTTTGGATTCTTTCATTTCAGCCTTAGCCATACCGCCTTCTTTCTTTCCGATGTATTTTGTTAACTCAACTGCAGGGACGCCTTTAGACGAACCCAAAACTCTACCGTGTCTAGTTACATCACGGTTAATCATATTAATGCCGCCTGCTGCAAACTTCTTACCTTTGTCAGCTTTTAAAAATTCTTCGCCAACGGAAGCTTTAGTACCTACCTTCTTGGCAAAAGCAGGATTTTTAGCAATTGCCGCCATGAAGTTGTGTTGTTTTTTAGACACACTAGGCACGGGTCTTACCTCTTTGGGCTATGCCATCATGGTGCTTAAACAATTTAACCTTGCCACCTTTTGCTTTTTTTTCTACGGGCATTTGTGCCGCATCATACCGGTCTTTCATAGCCTTCATAGTTTTTACTTGAGGCATGTTTTCTACGGCATTTACAACATAGTCTTTTGCTTTCCCAGCAGCGCCAGCAATAGCCCGACCAGCTCGAGGTAACAAGTCCGCTGTCTCTTCATTCTCCTTACGGTCATCTTCGTAAGTTTGATCATATCCATTTTTAGCCATTACTTACTCCAGAATCCTTGAAACAAATTAGCCATAATAGCGCCGATTAAAGCTGCAGCACCGCCAACACCTAACAACAGTCTCCACCCACCATGAGCTTCAGCCAAAGTTTTTTGAATGGCTTGTACGGCAGTTTTAATTTCTTGCATTTCTTTAACCATCTTATCCATGTCAGCCTGCAAGTGCTCAATATCGTTAGCGTGAGTAGCTAGTTCCCTAGCCGTTGAAATTGGGTCTATGTTACTCATTTTGTTCCGCACTTCCACCGTCTTAAACTAGCTGCTTTACGAGTTGGTTTGCCGTTCTCATCTTTCATTGGTCCAGGCATACCAGACATTCTAGCGCAAAAAGATTTCTTTCTAGGACCACCTTCAGGTTGTGGAGCTTTTAAATGCGAGCCAGTAGCCGCATTATACTTAGCACGACCTTTGGCGGTAAGCCCAGCGCCCTTAGATGCAGGCAACTTTTCACCACGACCAACCGCAAGCGAAAC